ACGACGTACTCCATATATAGCTAGATTAAGTATCTCTGGTCTGTGAACAGCAATAACAAAATCACTAGCTTGAAATATTGCATCAGATGCTGATAAATCACTTCTCATTGGAAAGTGAGTGCTTGGATTATTAATTCTGTCAGGACTTTCAATATTACGATTCATCTGTGAAAGCTGTATTATACTAGTATTAGAAAGTTTTTTCTTCTGTATAAACATTTTCTGTAAATCGACTATTGTACTTCTTTCTCCACCTTCTCCATTTACTAAGAGAACATGGTCTAATACTACTATTAGCCAACGACCGTTAGCTACAGTATTATGAAAGTAATCTATAGTATTACCTATTTCTTCTACATTACATACTTTATCAACAAAGTATATATTGTATTTCTTAATGGTTTCAGCTGCCGATTCAGCTTTTAATAAGTCTTCATCACTAAGTGTTTCTACTGAACTATATAATTCAGATACAGTTTTCTTAGTTTTATTACTTATTACACGACCAACATTTCTGTAGTCTACCATTTCTAAACTAAAGTATAATACTACGATATCCTGATTAGGATTAAGATCAATTAAATCCATTACTAACATATTTGCAACTGAGCTCTTACCACTACCTGATATACCAGCTATAGTAAATATCATATTTGGTTCAATTCCACCAGTGGCTTTATTGAACTTATCCCATCTGGTTTTTAATGATACTATACTATGATTTTTTCTAGCTTTAATGTAGTTTATGGATTTATTTGCTACCTGAGATATTGACTCAAATGGTAGTATTTTAACGGCATTCTGTTCCGTATTCTCCATAACTTACAGGTGTTTCAGATTCATAACTCATTTGCTCTTCAATAACCTCCCACTCATGTTGAGTGAGCCATTTCCACATCGTCTTCATATAACCTATCTTACCGGTTATCATTTTGTTTTCAATTTCATATTGAAGACATTGAAGAAGGTGTTCGTGCATTGCTCTAGATTTACCTACGATACGATTATATTCTTTACGACACTTATTTATATTAGATCGTAAAAAACCTTTAGTACCATCTGGTCTCATAACATACACTGGAAATACTTCATAGAACTCATCAAACCATGTCTTATCTTGTTTTACACTTGATAATAGTTTTTCTGTAGGACTATAAATTTTATTATCTCCTGAAGTAGTAAAGGAGATAAGGTCATTGTCGATTAACTCTTGTATGTCGTTTTCACTTATTCGGCTGAGAAACTTGTGAACGTCTTGATTATTACTTTGATTATCATTCAACACAAGAGTTAAAAATACTAACTGATTAATTGATATTTCTCCAAAAATATCTAATAATGTTGTATCTAATTCTAGTATCATAATATAGTACTTTATGAACTAACTTTTGATACAATCTGGAAATATTTGTTAAAACAACGTTAGTTGTCTTGGTTTTAATTCTTCAATGATCTTTAACGCTTCCTTTAAATAGTAGCGATAATTGATCTTTCTTTCTTCTATAGGTTTATTATCAAATTTGTTTAGTATAGTAACACCAGATGCAGTAAGTAGATTAGTATAGTCTACTCTAGTGCCTTTAGTTATAATCTTTGAACTATAAGGTAATATCTGTTCTACATTAGAATTATAGTAAAACTGATTTGGATCTGTAGTTATTATACTTTCTCCTGTTTTGAGACATACAAGATATTGCGGTATCTCAACATCTCTATTTACTATTTTACATTTATATAAATAAGGACCATTAGTAGATGCATAGAATCTATTGATTCTTTGTATCAGTTCTCCATTATATTCTACAGAGAATTTCTTATCTACTTTCTGGTAAGTAAGGAACTTCTTAATATCTTTACAATTGTAGATAGTATCTTTTACAGGAATACCATCAACAAAATAATCTCTAATAGCTTCTGGAATAATCTTTGCAGACATTCCCTTACCAAGTAAAACCTTAGTAATAAACATACCTTTTTCTTTAATATAATCATCTTTAATCATATCTAAAGAAGTATAAGGCTTCTTTTTTTTATTTAGAGCTTTTTCTGGTTCAGTTTCAAACAATTTCTTCATTGCTTGATAACCTTCTTTTACAGCTATATAATCATTAATAGCATACTGATACATAGCTTCAAAACGATCTTCCTCTAGGGTTAGTCTCGTTTGTTGTTCCCATTCCTTACATATACTTTGTAATTTTTCATACAGATTCTTCTTAAGAAGAACAAATAAACCATCTGTATTTGCCTGTACTATTCTACAGCCAATATCAGATAATCTTTCTGCTAACATAAGTAGTAGTAATTGTCCGTTTATTCTAATCTGCATTACTGCAAATGGACTATAACAGAAATTATGTTCATTCTGTAGATTACCACTAAGACCATTTAATGCTAACTTAAGAGTTTTATCTTTAGTCTTAATACCGTTATGTTTTGCTTCTATTCGTTCATCTTTAACTTGATTATAAACTTCTAGAAATTCAGGACCCAAATGTTTTGGGTAGAATTTATACTCTATTATCATACTAGGATATAGAGATGCAACATCAATATCTATTAACATTTCATCTTCCCTAGGAACAATTATCTCAGGTTTATTTTCAGAGTGAATACCACCAACTCCTACAGAATATTTTAATCCTCTAAATACGAATTTGTTTTCATATCCTTTTCTACCTGGTGATACTATCTGTTTTTTCATATCAGATAGTACATTACGAAGTATAGGATCTTTATATTCTATATAAGGCAATATTACTTTGTTTAGGTCTATAACATCTGCTGGGCTTCTCAAGTCTTTAATATCCCACCATGATAAACCAGTCTTTTCAAGATATTTCTGCGTTAGAATTTTCATTCCAATGTTTACTCCATCTTTACTTAGTACTCTTACTTTATATTCATCTTCGATAGCTATTCTTAATTCTATATCTTCAGAACACAGATTTAATAATTTTTCAGTAGAATTAACATCATTCACATTATATTCAATCATCTCTTCTATTCTAGCTTCTTCTAGAAACTTATTAAAGTCTCCATTAAATTCTAGAACATTAGGATATTGCATAGTTACTTGCATTTCCTTCAATCCAACACGCAATTTCTGTGAATATAACATAGTAAGTATATCAAATGAATCATACCATACTTGATATTTCCATTTTTTCCATGCTTCTATGTTGTCATCTGCTTGAGATGTAGTTATAGTTCTACTTAAGTTAAAAATACTATCACATATCCTTAGATATGGTTTATTTTTAAGTATATCATAATAATCTATTATATAGTTAATAATAGGATTATCATAATGTAAATTATTATATCCTGCAAAGATTTTATTTGAATCAATTTGAGTTTCAGTAGTATAGAGATCTCCAAATTTTAATGGTGCATTAATATTTGGTACACGAAAGAAATCAACTAATTCTGATAATTGATTTTTTCTGCTTGATATCTCAAATTTATGAA